TATTTTATCACCCTACTGTCTAGTTGGCTAGACTCACATTTATTATGTACTTTATATACATTATGTACCTCACATTATATTTGTACATTCGTTATATTTTGTACCTCACAATGTATACAATATACATGAACAAAACTACTTGACAAACAACCCCAATATGGTATACTTGACATGAAGTTAAAATTCATAAAATAGGAGGTACTTATTATGTTGCGTTATGTTGAGATTTATAACTATTGTGGTGAGTGGATTATGCTTATCGTAAACCCTGATACTTATGACGTGGAATGGTGTGCCTGCAATTATCGCACATTTGATGACTTATGTGATGACCTAGAAGAAATTAGGCGCATGATAACACTAGATGAACTCCGTACATTTAAACCTACCTTGAAACAAGATACTGATATATTATCACACAACAAAGAACTAATGAGGAATGCTAATGTTGTAAGGCGCGCATTATGGCATAAGCATAACAAGTATTTACATGAAATTAGTGAAATATTTTTTGAAGATGAATCCCACGAAAGAGATATTCAAATTATAGTTTACAATAACAACGCCGTTAATTATTCTATTATTGTATTAAATTGTGATAATGTGCCGATATGGATGCATGAGGGATATCGTTACTTTGGTAAAGTAATGTTTGATGTTAGGCGCATACAGCACATGGCAGATATTGGTCATGATATAAGTAAGTTGGATGGATGCGGGATTGAGTGTGCAAATAGATTATATCCTGTAAATTGGTTCTTTAATGACATTAATGAATATTATGAATGTATGGAATATAACGTACGTTTAGGACAGTTAGTGAAAGTTCATTTTAAATAGGAGGTGATAGAATGGTAGATATTGAAGTGTACAAGAGTTTTGATGATTATATTCTAATGGTCATTGATTTAAATGTAGACGAAATACTTTGGTGTTCCTGTGGATACACAAGTTATTTTCAAGTCATGACCGATATCACAAATTTGATGTTGATAGATGACATAAACCAGTTAGATGTCTATGTGTCGTGTGCACCCGAGTCTTTCGACCGAGTTGATAAGATGTTTACATTACATAAAAATAAGGAAAAAATAAGACAAGAGCTGAAGGACAGCGGTAGATTATTGACACTTCATGAATCATTAAATATAGAGAAGGGAGAGTATTAAAGATGAAGCGAATCGACTGTAAATATGAGATAGCTTATCTAAATCCAAAGGGTGAGCTGATTCACCTTAAGGATGAGCATGATTTTATCGATTCAGGTATCATATTTCAGGAACTGGGATATTATTTTGTATTAAACAAGGTTAGCCGAAGGGTGTTTACATATCATTATAATGGAAATGTAATAAGAAGAGTTCGGCAACCCAGTTTTATGCAAACTAAGATAAAGGAATGGAAAGAAGCAGTATTTAATTAGAGGAGGATATAGTATGTTCTATAGTGACTTTATTGAAAAGTATGACGTTTACGAACTCGGAAAGCCAGGCGACCTTGCGGTTAGGAAGGATGGGTACACGTTTTACAATGTGTGCTCCGCCTTTTCAAGTGTATTCATTAATCTTGCTGACAAGTTCATGTCCGAACACATACCAGGAAGCTATATATTATTGTATGGAAGTTCTATATATAGATATAGTGGCGTGTATAAATTTATGCATCATAAATGTACGTTAAGCACCTGGCAGTACCCCGAGACATTCAAATGGATAGAAGGGCAGAACGAAACACCATTTTGGGAAGCCCTCCTAACCTATACAAATACGGATAAACTAAGGCGTAAAATCACGACAGGCAGTTACGTTAGGCCAGACGAAATGATATCCATAGTCAATGACCTATCGGATAACGAGTGGGACGAGCTTAAGAACAAGCTCATTAAGATATACCCAGAAATCGTATACCATGTAGGACAGTCCCCACTATCAAGGTCGTCAGCGATATTGAATACAGCCTACTATGTTGAAAATGAGGAATACTTTGCTAATTTGATGAAAGAATCAGATACCGATTGGGAATAGGAGGAATGATGATGGAACTGGAAAGATTATTAAATAAATTTGAGTTATACGAAACTGATGAAGAGCATGAATTAATCGCCTGTAAAGGCGGCGTGACCTTCTATAACATCACGTACAGGACATTCCAGGAGTTCAGGGAACAAGCCAACAAATACCTACAGAACCATTCACAAGGCCACGTGCGATTCACGTATAATAGCATAGAGGAATGCCAGGAAACCTGGAAGTACCAGGAGATAAGAAGGTATAAGGTTGATGCCGACACCATCCAACCCACAACGTTAAACTGGTTAGAGGGATACGCCGACGACCATTTCTATCGGACGTTATGCAAATATTGTATGTACCCGAGATTCATTAAGAGGATGAATTGTGGAATACCTTTAAAACCTATGGAGTACCTTTCAATCGTAGAGGCATTGACAGATAGCGGGTGGGAGGAAATGTTAGACGAATTAAAGTTAAATAAGTCGGAAATATTGAATGATAGTTTACCCTTAGTAAGGGCATACACATTCTTAAGCCTGGTAATCAAGCATGAGATATTCAGGCTATGATTTTAGGAGGGCGAAAGCCCTCCTTATCTTGCGCCAATACTTTGTGTCGTCAGTATACGTTTATATGATGTCTCAAAATAACCATGACGACTATGAAGAGATACATTAAAACTATGTGCGGATGTATTTTCTTCAAGGCCTTGTGTGCCAACATCATATGACAGTTGTAGTTTACTAGTAACTGTAGATTCTTTGGTGAGCGTCAGAGATAGCGAACCTATCGTATGTATTATATTATGCCCATCACGTATTGATGATACTACAAATATGGATGGAAATTCGGGGAATATTATTCCATTAAATGGATAGTTAAATTCCATGATATTTGTGTAATTAGCACCCATACTGTCAACAGTATCTGTAAATGTTACCGGAAAAGTGGATGTTGTTATAAGTGAGGCTCGAATACATTCTTCATCTGCTGAAAAGTTGACGCGATTGATTTTGAAATCGTTGGTTCCGATATCTACATACATTTGGAATACACTGCACGCGCCTAATGTAAGAGTAGAATATACACGTGCAATCCATCCATCTGTAGTGTAAAATATATTACGCTGGAACATTTGTGCGTGTGTGAGTGTCCATATATGTCGTGCATAATTAGCAAATCGTTTCGAATCTTCAATCGCATTGTTAAAATTGACGAATGGATTGTTGGAACCTACTTGCGATTCGCACCACACCGAATATGTTATCAATGCTTCAGTGTGCGCCTGAAGGTATGATACTATATCATTAAGTACATTGTGTGAACTATATCCGTATACAATATGTATGCATTGTGGTTCGGTAACTGAATTTAGCGAATTGATAGATTTATGAATATTGACGTTCGCAAACCCGCCATTACCGTCATTTGTACGTCCCATACTAGCGTTATTGTCACAGGCGAATAATACTTCTATCGTGTGAGCACTTAGATCACGTTTAAGTAACGTATTTGGAATAATATCATTAATTTCATTAATCGCCGCATTTTTTGCATTTTCTATGTCCTCCACAGCTGCGGTCATAGACGTAGTGAGTTCACTATTGATTTCATCTTTAAGGCCATTTAAGTCAGCTTCTAGGGATTGTTTTAAATCTGATATGTCTGAGGTGGCGGTACTTGATGCATTATTAATAGAATTAACTCCACTACTGATTAGGCTATTAATTTCCGATTTACCTGCAATGAGTTTATTATCAAGGGATGTTTCAACTACGGACAGCTTATTATTTATTTCTGTTGTCGCGACGGCTACTTTGTTATTAATTTGAGTTACGGCATTATCTGCTGTGCTTGTAATGGCAGATTTAGCATCATTTGCCGTTTTTACAATTTCCGGCTGTATCGCTAATATTTCGGTATAGGCTTCATGAACATCATTGGCGGTGTTATTGATACTATCTAATGCTGTTTCTACTTCTTCGCGATATTTATCGACCTGTGCATTATAATTCCCGGTAAGCGTCCAGTAAGTCTTGTCGTTAATGTCCGTTCCCGCCGGGACAAACGTATTGGACGTATAACTGTTTCCCTGGTGGGTGACGATAACCAGCGGCTCATACGCCTTATCCTGGTTCCACTCACCACCCATGAGGGGTACGTACCTTGCGCCGATATAGGTATTGTACTTTCCGCTTATCGGTAAGTTTGGATTACTCATTATTTTCCCTCCTAGTTCAGTCGATTTTAGTCCAATACGTATTATCCTCAATGTCTGCGTGATATGGGACAAACGTAGTGGATATATAAAAAGCCCCTTTGTGTGTGACGATAGTAAGCGGTTCATAATCCTTATGCCAGTTCCACTCACCTCCCATGATGGGAACATACTTTACGTCACTTTGTGGTAAGTTTGAGTTACTCATTTCCAACCCTCCTAGTTTCAAGGTATTTTTCTACAGTCATTTCAGGTGGTTCGCCCCAACTGATAAGATATTGACCTTCTTCATTTTCACCTGAAATTCGTGACACGTCATAGTCTGCTGATTGGAGCTGAACTATAGTGCTTAAATTTTCAATCGCTGAAACAACGTAGCTACAGCCCTGTGATGCCGCCTGTGAGATTAAATTGTGGATGCTTATGATTTCCCTGCTCTTTTCCGCTTCCCTCTTGTGCTGTGTTTTCATCCAGGCTGATTGCGCCGTGATTATTTGTAGCATTATGTACCAGTCCTTCCTCCCCTAGCTGGTTCCCAGGGGTATATTCTGTTCCGTTGTCTAGTTGGCTAGACTGCCATAGTTTGGCAAATAGCTTAAGCCAGTACTGCTCTACGTCCGCGTCCCACTTAAGGTTGTGGATGGTATACTGCAATCGCATGAGTTCCGTGTTCTTTAAAAGGTCGAAACCCTCGTCCAGGACTAAGTGGTTCGCCTGGATGAACCGCTTGAACCATGGTGTAACCGTCCCATAATAGGAAATCACGGGATGCCCATACATTAACCCGACCTTGAATGTGTAAAACTTCATCCACGTGTACCAGGTAGGCGTGTAGGCTACAAAGTACCCATCCTCGTTAAGCCCAAAGAACACGCATTCATCCCGCCAGGTTGCCAGCAGTAGCGCATAGTAATCCGAGTACTGCCCAAACCCAAAGAACGGGGAGCCAGGGATGCCGTCCATGTCAACGGACAGATTAAAGTTGTGGTTGCGCTGTGGGGTAACGCCGAACTCATTCCAGTTTTGAGTCCCTACCATCTAAGCATCAAGTGGCCATATGCATTGGATTTAATATCCATGCACGTATCCCAGGAGATGAAATCCCAGGAGTTCGGGATATAAGCCACGAAATATCCGTCGTCGGTAAGTCCGAAAAATACATATTTAACTACCCTCCCCACAAGGGTGATTAAATTGGAATCTATCCATTTGGACAGGGATTCTATGTAAGCGTCCGACGCCTCCCCTGAACGTATGTATGTGTCAAGGGCTTGAAGCTCTGAATCAAGGCGGTCAAGTTCGTCTGCCAGCTGTTCGATATCGTGGGAATTAATTTGCACTTGTCCCTTGATGGAATTTAGGGATTCTACCATTTGGTTGAAATGGCATACAATATGCTTAAGCTGTTCCAGGTAGCTTAAGGATTCCCTGTACACAAGCGGCTGGATAGGCTGTACCCAAAAGGGCACGGGGGTGACATTGCTTAAATCACCGGCCATTATCTCACCTCCTAATAGATGGTCATGAACAGGTCACGGAGTTCGCCTATGATTAGCATATCAATGTTGATAAGGGAATTACGGTACTCCATGAGCATGGACGTTAAGGAACGGTTCCCGGACGCGCCCTGCCTTAATCGGTTATGCGTCTGGCTGGTATGCCCGTCTGCTGTCTGGTTGTTGTTCGTGGTCACGTCCCCGACGGTCGTACGGTTCCCTATGGAATTGCCAGTCTCCCAGGTATTGTTTTCCCGGTTTGCGTTTTCGTTGTCTGTCCAATTGGTATCCTTTGACGTGTCCATGGTGTAGCTGTTATTTTCGTTTTCCGTCCCGGTGACGGTATTATCTACCGTGACCGTCTTATCATCTTTAGATGTTTGGTCACGCCCATAGGTGTCAACGGTCGTCTTGTCCTTATCCGTGGTCACGTTTGTGTTAAAGGTCGTTGTTGCCGTGTTATCTTTCGTGGAATTGGAATCGAGGTGTGAGTCTGAATCGGAATTATGGTCAACCACCTGCCCGGAGCTTGCATAATCTTCATCACCCATGCCAGCCTGGGGGTAGTCCGTGTTCACGGTGTTTGACGTTTCGGAAAGCGTCTTATGTTCGTCTGAACTGCCTACATAAATTTCCTTAGCCACGTTTGATTCCGTTCCGGTTTTCGCTTCCACCCCGTGGGAATTTTCGGTCGTGTTCCGCGTGTCGTCAATGTATAGGGAACCGCTTGCGTCCGTATTTTCACTACCTGTTGTTTTGCTGGACGTGTCCTTGTCAATGTTCGTTGCATCATCCCGGTCATAGATTTCATTTTCAGTCCCATTCCTGTTTACTAAGTCATTGTCTTGCGCGTTGGTGTGCCCGATTGTGTCCTTAGTTTCGTCCATGTTTTCGGTGCTGTGGACGTTTCCATTTAAGTCGCTTTCGTTATGGGTTGTGCCTGTGCCTAAGAAATCCTCATTCAAGTTCGTGTCCCATAGCCAGTCGTACTGTTTCTCCACCGTCTCATAAAGCTTGTTGTAGTAGGGCATTATTTCGTTCATTCTGGTTTCCAGGTAGAATTTCCAAAGCCCCTCAGTTTCAAGCCCAATTTCCTTATTGAAATAGTGCCGTAGGATTTTCGTTTCTAGCGTGAGCCGATAATCCTCTTTCCAGATTGGGTAAGGGAAATCGAAAATGAGCGGGGCGGCGGCCTGTATCCTGTTGGATAATGAACCTGTGAACCCCTGGGTATAATCCTCGATAATATATCTTAGCTGTGTTGTGTAATGGCTCATTTCCCATCACCTCCATTCCCTACGGCAGCCTGCACCAACGGCTTTGCTCCTGGTAGCAATGGGTTCCCGTTGGAGTCAACGGAATATCCAATGTTCGGGGCGTTCAGCATGGTCGAAAGCTCTGAATTGAACGACACTTCAATGTGCGTCCCAAACATCTTGTTCACACGGTCGAATGATTCCTGCCTTGCCTTAAGCCGGACGGAACGGGACACCTCCACATTCCCATAGTTGGAGCCGACCTCATTCACGACAAGCCGCTCTTTCTTGTCCTGGTTGCTGTTCTCAATGCCCGCCCAGGTGAGGAAGTCATTCCATATCTTGTGGATTTCGTCATGGATTTTATCCGCCACCATGGGTATTGCCAGCTCATAGGACTTGATGCTGTCCGGGTCAAACCCCTTATCCGTAAGGATTACCGGGCAGTTGCCGTCTATCTGCATGAAGGCGTTCTCCACGCTCATGCGTTGCGTTTCCGTGCAGGATAGCAGGAACGGGAATTTCTGGTTCCCAATGTTAACGCTCATGGCACGCCTTGCATTGCATAGGTCATGGGCGAAAGCCTTTATCGTCCGCATGGAAGGGAGCCTGAGGTAATTATTGTATATCAGGACGGCATTGGAATAATCGCGCGTAGCGGAATATCCGTTGGGGCTTATGATGTCGTAGCGCGTCGGGATGTTATTCACGGTGAACCTGCCTGTTGCCGTGCAGGGGAGGCATAAGTCCCCCAGCTCTTCATCCCGGAAATAGCACACCATGCCTTTGGTGATTAAGTTAAGCTCGAACCAGCGGTTATCTACCGTGTCGGGGAGCCCGTCATATTTGATGGAGTTTAGCAGGATTTCCGTCATTTGGTTAATGTAATCATTATAAATGATCTGGTTCATCCACATGGAATCCTTCACGTAATCCGCTGGCCTCTTCCTTCTTTTCCTGGCCATTCCATCACCTCCTTACACGCGGTTATCAAGCTGGTAGTTGCCAATGTCCACCTTGTGCCAGAACCTTATCCCGTTGTTGTAGATTTCCTTGATTTTCTTCATGTCGCCAAAAGGTACGTCCCCAGTCGCGGAGCAGTCCACCGTCTTGATATAGTTCCAGCTAGGGCGTGAGAATAAGTTTGGCACGCCCAGGCGGTTCACCAGGTATCCGAACATATCGAAATAGTCGTCCAGGCATTTAGCATAATCCTCACGAATATGGCGTACCTTGTAGAAGAAGTTAAGCTTCTGTACAGTTGCAGGCGTGCCACAATTCGTGCACCCGACCATCTGGTTAGGTTCAAGCTCCATCTTGCCGCGGTTTATATGCATCTGTACCATGGATATCAGGCTGTTGGCAATCAATCCAGCACCTGCACCTGCCGCACCTATTGCACCTGTGCCCGCCGCCGCGCTTGCCATTTGCGCCACGCCTGCACCCATGGATGCTCCGTTTAGCACGGTGTTAAACGCCATTTGGCTTGCGTTCTGTGCCATGTACGCCTTGTATGTGTCACAGACGAAACCAAATTGAGGATATCCCGTGAGGGTTAACGCTTCATCCTGGTTCATGTCCTGCCCGTTATACTGCATGGGGTATGCCCACACCTCGGGGTTTTGTCCCATTGCACACACGGTGTAGAATTTGGCTGTGCCAGTTGACTTAAAGTATTCCCATCTTAAGTCGCGGTAACTGCCGGAGCCATTGGTGACGCGGAGCATATTGTAAGGCCAGACGAGGCACTTTTTATTGCGGGGGATATATGTCCCGAGGGCGTTCTGGTTTTCATCCTTGGGAACGTCAAACAGCTTGATTTTAACGCCTTCATCCTCCGTATAGAAATAGGAAGGCATGGTATAGGTTGCCACCACGTTCCCAGCCTTTCCGGTGTTAATGAGGGTTTCCAAGAAATCCCCGAGTGCCCCGAGGGATGCTGAACCTTGACGAATCATTCCATGCTTATACTGCACAGAGTTAAACATTCCTCCCTGCATCTTGCCTACAGCCCTCGGTTCCACGGAGCTGTCTAGCCCACTAGACTCGTCTGTAGGCAATATCGGGTAAGATGCCGTGGCATTCTCCGCATAAATGACGACTGCTTCCAGGTCGTTCAAGTCGGTGTCTACAAGCTGGGGTTCCTCCACGTACTGCCCAGGGTTCACGCCTTCAATTAGGCAGTGTTCCCCTACAACGTCCGTCTCGGTGTGTTCGCGCTCAATTAAGCAAGTGTTCAGGGTGTAATCAAAAGCCCACGTCTGTAGCACGTCAATCTCATAAGTAATATGGCACACATTGGGGTTCACATAATCGACTGCAATGATGAAGGCATAAAACCACTTGCTACCGTACACAATGTTGTTCCACATGATGTAATTGCAGTCATAGATTTCATCTGCACAGCATGGGAAGGCAATCTTGTTCTGCATCCTCACAGGCGTGAAGTCGTCACGCGAAACCTTAGTGTAAGTAAGCATCACTGCCAGCTGTGCGGCCTTTGAGCTAAATATCAGCGTGTCCGTGTAGGAATTGTCAAATGGGACACCCTTTAGCACGTGGCAACGCCCTGCCGGGACGGTGGGGACGATATCCGTCCCGGGGGTGACGATACGCCGCGCCATTATGCCACCGTGATGGAAGTGCTAGCTTTCTTAGATACGTCAACCACGCTTGTGGCGGTCACGGATAAGCTGGATGCCGTCTCGTCCTTGCCTACCGTCAAGATGCCGTCCGTGCTGATTGCCGTGCCTTTGGAAAGGTTCCCGGATACCGACCACGATACGTTGTTATTGACAAAGCCTGTGCCGGACACGGTAGCAGTAAGGCCAACCTGTGCTCCTGGGGTTGTCGAAGTAACAGGAGATGTTACGGTAACGCCTGTGATTGCCGTGCTTTCCGTGGTGAACAGGATGGCGTTGGCAAATGGGGACGCGGAGAACGTTTTCCAGCAGTGGAGCCAGTAGTTGTAGTACAGCTTCTCGGGGTTGTATGCCTCGGTCATCTTAATGAAGTTATCATAGATCATGAACCAGCTTTCATCCACCATTAACGCCGCGATTGACTTAAGCTTGTTGACTTCCACGTCCGTGAACGGCCTGTAGATGGTGTAAGGATCGTCCTTAAAGATTTTTTCCAGGCGTGCGGTGTCCCACGTGGCAAAGCTGTCCACCGCGATCTGCCTGCCGATAAGCTCTGCCTTGCTCATGTTGAAGGATAGTGCAAGGACTTCCACGTCAAACACGCTGGACGCGTCCGTGGTAATGATCGTCCAAAGCTTGCTCGGGTCGGTGTAAGTCGTCACCCCTGCCGAGTTGAACTGGTTGTTCATGAACTGCAAATTGCGCGCCGCCGCGACCATGGTCGTCGTAACAGAACGTGCGTTTGCCGCCGTGATTGCCGGGATGGTCACGCTACCGATTTCACCATCCAGGGCAAGCCTTGCAATCAAATATTTCATTACTAAGAATTCATCATAATTCGCCGCCGTATAAAGCTGGCTGATAATTTTGCTGATTAAGTCGGTGATGCCCTCCCAGGACAGGAATGCCTGGCGGAGCATATTGTCATTCACCGTAGTCTTATAGAATTTCTGGTAGTTCATGGCGTGGAAGCGCGCCAGCACGGAGGGTTTTTCCTGTTTGAACGGCGTACCTTCTTCCCAGTCCGGGTCGAACTGGTGGACGTTTGCCATCTCCACGAAAAGTTCCTCGATTGTCTCGCCATACTCCATGAACCCCTTCTTGAAGCGGTTCCATGGGTTTTCGTAGAGGCGGCTCTTGATGACGACGAAAGCAATCCGATTGACGATATTCGTGAGGAACTGGTTCTGTAGGGGCTGGTAAGTCCTTAAGATTTCCCCGATCCCCCTTAAGCTACGTAAAGAGTCATCAATGGTCGCGGTAGTCCCATCCGGGAGCGTGTCCCCAGGCTTCACTGCCTGGGGCACGATATCCGCATAGTTCGCCCCTGCATCTTCCCGCACCCCGTTCAGGATGTCAACAGAGGTCATTTCCGATAATTGTGGTGATGCTGTTGGCCTGCTAGGCATTGTGCATCCTCCTTTCCTTTTCCCTTTGTTTTAGGTATTCCTTGTCCGCCCTGGCAAGAAGTTCATCTAGCCCCATGGGGCGGGCTTCATTGTTTAAGTCAACTTCCATCTCCTGGATTATTTCATCTGGGGTTGTCATCTGTGAACCCCGCATGAATATGTCGATATAGCGGCCTTTCAAGGCCTCATATTTTTCCTTCCAGTTCGTTTCGTCGTGGTTTTCAACTACGGTTTCCTCGGGGGTTTCAACGGTGGTTTCCTCATTGGTTTCAACCAGGGTTTCATCCATGGTTTCATCCTGGGTTTCCTCACCTTCCTGGATGGGTTCCTGCCCTTCACCGTCTTGTGCAGGCGGCGGGAACGGTTCCCAGTCATATTCGTCTGCACCCCCCTCCGGCTCTGGGTTCCCGTACTCGTCCAGCACGGAACGCATTTCCTCATAGGCTTGCTTAAGTTCCGTGATGCTGGGCTCGAGCTTTTCATCCAGCCCAGCACTTTCCCAGATGTTCGTGATTAGGAGGTTTACCCTCTTCCTTGTTTTCATTTACTTCCTCCTATTTTGTGGCGTATGGTGCTTAAGGTAGAACCACAAGGGCATCTTCATGGACGTGTAAGGATTGTCTGGGTGCGTAGGCCAGCTGGGGTCGGGCTCGATAATTTCTGGCGGGTTCTCGCCTCCAAAGTAAGCATACCATTTTACGGCGTTCTTCCTTCTTATGGGGAGTTCGCTGTAACCGCCCTGTTCCCAGTTGAGACACCAGCATTCCGCCGCGCGAATGACGTTCCAGTCCGTCCCGTGCTCTTCCTTCTCAAAGTATTCCTGGAAGGAAAAGGGATAGGAGGCTGTCTGCCGCCACTGGCCATAGGCCACGGTATTGTCACGTGTCCAAAGAAGCTGGCCTACCATGTCCCAGTCTGGGTATCCACGTGGGCGTGTCCAGTAGGTGAGCTTGCTTTGCGGTGTCCATTGCAGGAGCCCATAACCTGGCCCGACTCCCTCCGCGCGGTTCTGCCATAGCCCAGGGTTCAAGGTGCTTTCCTGATCGGCGTTCCCCAGGATGCCGCAAAATGCTACAAGGTTCATTGGCCAGTTGGCATCACACCACCCCTTGATAAATTGGGCATTGTACTGCTTTTGCCTTTCAGTAAGATATTGGTTGCTTGCGATATAGCTAGCCATTTACAGTCCCTTTCCGTGTATGTTCAGCGCCAGGGCTTCCAGTTCCTTATCCTCAATCGGGATGCCATACACCACTGCAAGCTGGACGGCGTGCATGATTTTATTCACCTCTTCCCGGACAGTTTCATAATCCCACCCGTCCGCTTGCAGGAGCTTCTTCCTGGTTTCCGTGTCGTCCGTGTACACGCCCTTGATTACTTCAAGCGCGGCCTCCCTTAGCTGGGGCTTATACGGCCTAAAGAAGCCCCGGAATTTGGAAATGTCGGTCGTCGTGCGCTCCATGCACTTGTCATTTGCGTTCCCTTCAATGGTCGTCAATACGCCGCCATGGAATGATTTCACGATTCCCACGTGGGAGTGTGTGTAAACGGCAACGTCCCCGAACATGGGGCATCTCCCATTTATGATGAGCCCATCTTGCATTGCAAGTTCCCACATATTGCCTACGCCGCATTCATACGGGAAGCCCGGGATGCCTACCCGGTGCATGACAAGCGACACGAAAGCGGCACACCAACTGTCCGTAGGGAGCATCACATACCCCCGGGGGCGGGGGAATACTTCCTTATTATAAGGGGAGATTACCTTTTCCCATGCACTGCCGTCTGCCTCATTCACTCCCAGCAGGGATGCCGCTGTGGCAACGATTGAATCCCTATCCTTGAACACGCTCATTCATCTTTTCCTCCATCATTGTGCCAAATTTCGTTATCGTCTCAGTGTTCTGCCGGACGACCTCCATCACCTCACGGGTGAGGGCTTTCATGGATTCGTCCTGCTTCATGCTCTGGTAATAGAGTGCCATGCACGCCGCAATGGGAAATCCCACCGTGCTGATTAACTGTACGAATTCTCCGCTCATTGAATCACCTCCTGCTTATAAGATACACTAATGAGTGTTAATAAGCAAGGCTTATGGATAAAAAATTGAAAAAAATGATTAAAGTGGTTGACAAATGAAAGTACATGGGTTATAATCTACTTGTAATCAAATAGAGGAGGTAATAAAATGGAACTCGGTTTAACGACACTGAAAACCAGCCAGAACAAGAAGCTACAGAAATCCCTTGACACGATTGTCAAGCTTTCCGCGGACTCAACCAGGGCGCTCGAGAAAATCGCCGTGAAGCTGGCAGAAATCGACCGCTTACGGTTCTTTGAATCCGAGGGGTACAAGAACACGGCTGAAATGGTGAAGGATTACCTAGGGTACTCAAAGCAGACTACCAGCGTAATGATTCGGGTAGGCAATCGGTTCTTCCTGCAAGACGGCACGCCGAGCCTTACGGTGGAAGGACAGCAGTTCTCCCTGTATCAGCTACAGGAGATGCTTCCACTATACCCAGACGAGCTGGATGCCCATGTCGGCACGGACATCACGCCAGGGATGAGCGCTAAGGAAATCAGGAAGGCCGTAAAGAAAATCCAGGGCAAGGGTGAGCCGGAAAAGGTGGAGCAGAAAGAATCAAAGGATGAAGAACCCGGCGAAGTGCCATCAAAGGAGTATGTGGGGCTGGAAACCCTGTACAACTGTATGTGTTCATTGGAACAGTTAGTGGACGAACACCCGCTGGAATATGACTGGATTAAGGAATTAGCCCATGTCATGGCAACCACAGGCAAGGAATTAATCAAGAAATATAAAAGAGATCATAATATCGTATAGGAGGAAATATCATGGAAAACAATACTAATTTATCTACAGAGGTAGCAACGGCAGGAACTACAGGGATTGCGGCGCTGGACAAACTCACAGGCGCACAGGTGAGCTACTGCTCAATGTCTGCCGAGACAAAGGAAGAAAAGCTAAAGCTTTTTAAGGCCATCAACGACACGGACAAGAGGCTGTCCGACGTTGTTAACACCGTGATCATGTTGAAGGACATTTACGCGGAGCAGGTGAACTTTGTAGATGAGGAAACCGGGGAGATCACCCCGGGTGTCCGTATCGTCCTTGTGGATGATAAGGGTACTTCATATGGGTGCGCATCCCAGGGCGTGTTCAATGCAATCAGTAAGTTGATTTCAATCTTTGGGGAACCCACATGGGAACCTGCCCTTCCGGTGAAGGTGAAGGAAATCAAGAAGGGTAAGAAATCCCTCTATACCCTGACTGCATAGGAGGTAACGCTATGGAAGGCATAACTAGGAGGGGAGTGTACTTAGACTTGACGCTATCCCCATACAAATACCCATTACCGAGGTACAATATTGAGCTTGTGTTTTCCTCAAAGCTATACCTCGATAAGTATGCCTCCACCGTAAAACAATTCGTTGAAGGGTTCAACCCTGTGGGAAAGAAAATCACGCTTCCAGTCCTCGACTGGGGCGTGATTCCCTACATTGAATGGTATTGGAAGGTGGAGCGTAGGGGGTTCTTAATTTATCGGGATGGGATACCGACAACCCATAAGGATATTGGGTATGTAATGCGATTGAAAAGATAGGAGGCATGGGCATGGCTGAAGCGCGCAAGATTAAATGGAGGGATAAGGACAGGAAGAAGCTTGCCAGGAAGGTTGCGGCATTCAACGCGAAGCGGACAAGGCTGATTAAGAAAGTCCCGGAGCTTGCTTCCTTGCTTCCTGAAAAGATAAACATCAAGGAATGGGAGAAAGCCATTGCTACCAGGCGTGACTTCAACTATGCCATATCTCGAATCGATAATTTTTTTAAGAAGGACGCGACCAAAATCGTGACCGTGAAGAACGGGGACGAAAAAGGCACGACAAGGCAAGTTACCAAATGGGAACGGGATGACGTGTACCGCGCCGCTAGGCGGTTCAACAGGCGGCGTGCAAAGATGGTGAAGGCCGCCGGGTTCAATTCAGAAAATGATGAAGGGGCACAGGACTTAAGGGGCTTGAAATTCCCTGGGGCAAAGAACTTTGTGACTTCATGGAAGGGGTTCTCCAGGGTGGCAAGGGAACTCGTTTGGGAATCCAATGACATGAACAGGGCTGAAAGGTATCAGAAAAATTACATGAAGGCTCTGCATACAATTTACGGTGACTCCATGCCAGATGAAATGGAGCTAATCGCCGATATCATAAAATACCTCACCCCCGAGAAAATGAACAAGGCGTTGTTGCGCGACCATGTTCTTGACATTGATTTCATTTATATTGAAGGTGAAGATGACGACATATTCACCTTGATACCCTTGATAACCCACTGGCTTGATTTCATGGATAAAGAGGGAATCAAGTACGATCTGCAAGGAAGGGTTGAAAAATACCTATGAGAGGCGTGTACATGGCAGATTTTGAGACGGTCAATGAAGAAGCAGACTGCCGGGTATGGGCGTGGGGGATTGTCAATGTATATGACCTGGATTCTTACCGTTCTGGAAACAAGCTTAATGGGTTCATCCAATATATTAACAGGCTTGCACCATGCACCATATACTTCCATAACGCAAGGTTTGACACGGAATTCATCCTGTCCTACCTCCTGAAAATGGGGTACAAATGGGTGGAAAATAACCCGAAACCTGGGGAGCTGACAACCTTGATTTCCGAGGAAAGGGTATTTTATTCCCTGGAAGTGTGTATGTGGGGCAAGCGCGGGAAACCTGCAATCATAAAGTTTTATGACTCCTACAAGCTATTCCCCCAAAGCGTGGCATCATTGGCACAGTCATTCAAGCTTCCTGAACTTAAGCTGGAAATTGACTATAACGCCAAACGGCCTTATGGGCACGTGCTTACCCAGGAAGAGGAATTATATTTAAAGCATGACTGCATCATTGTGGCAAAAGTCTTAAAGGAATTCTTAGACAAGGGATTCAGGAAAATGACCATTGGCTCTAACGCCATATACGTATACAAGGACATGATGGGGGACAAGTTCCGGAATTTATTTCCTGTGCCAAATAATGATGCATACGTGCGGAAAACGTATAAGGGAGGGTGGGTATTACTCCAAAAAGAATATGCGGATAAGGACGTAGGCAAGGGGCTTGTGCTGGACGTGAATAGCTTATTCCCTTCACAGCTTAAGAATGCCGTCATGCCTTATGGACATGGGAGGTATTTTACCGGGAAGCCGCCTCGGGAATGTGATTTATATGTGTGCCACGTATGTGTAATATTTAAGCTGAAAAAGAAGCACCTGCCCACCATACAGGCTAAAGGCTCGTTCCGTTTCAATAAGTCGGAATATATGGAGTCGTCACGGGGTGCAATGGATTTATGGCTTACCTCCGTGGACATGGAGCTATTCCAAATGCAGTATGACATTGAGGCATTGGAATGGATTGACGGCTACGCATATTCAGGGAAAATCGGGATGTTTGACGTTTACGTGGATTATTGGATGGAGGAAAAGATAAAGGCCGAAAAGGAAGGAAATCCTTCCATGAGGGCGTTTGCAAAATTCTTCCTGAATAACCTATATGGAAGGTTTGGCATGGGAACTAATGGGACTGGGCTATACCCTGCATTGGATGGTAATGGTAAGGTCGTGTTCCATAGGCTTCCCGAGGAAACCCGTGAGCCAGTATATGTGCCCGTTGCAACGTTCACTACCGCAAATGCAAGGTTCAAGACGATAACTAGCGCACAAGCAGTATATGACAGGTTCGTCTATGCGGACACGGACAGCCTTCACCTTATTGGGCAGGAAATACCCGACCTGGAAATTGACGCGTATAAGCTGGGGTACTGGAAAATTGAATCAAGGTTTGACCGGGCAAGGTTCCTACGGGCTAAGACATATATTGAAGAAATTGACGGGGAACTCAACATCAAGGCGGCGGGAATCCCGGATAAGGTGAAACAGACAATGAATTTTGATAACTTCCATTTCGGATTCAAGACGGATAAGAAGCTGGTGCGGAAGTCTGTGCCAGGCGGGGTAATCCTTAAGGAATCGAAATATGAGATAAAGAGGTAAGGGGGTATTATTTTGGTCATTTTAAATATGGCAAAAATATTTGCGTTAGGAATATTTATCATAAGCTTAGTATGGAGGAAGGACGGCCTGGCTTGTTTTACAATGCCGTCACTGGCAGTATTCGTACTTTTACATTCTTTGTTTTAAAATGTAGTTGACATTATATGCCCCATATGCTATATTAGGAGGTGTAAGGCGTACTGTTTTGCATATGGGGCGAACAGGGGGATTCCACGGGATAAGCTCCGCCTAACCTGTTTGAGGCTCGGAAACCACGCCCATATTAACAGTACGTCTTATATTTTATGGAGTTTAACAGCAAGAAGTATTGGAACTTATCCCACGTGCTAAGTTTCCAAAGGCACTTTAACTTCATTAACTCTTCCCGCAAGAACGGTAAGACATACACTTACCAGGGATATATCATCAAGCGGGCAAAAGAAAATAATGAACAGTTCATGTATCACGTCCGGACGGAAAAACAGATTCAGGCTGGGGCGTTTGAGAAAGCATTTGAAAAAGTGCTTAAGGAACAGTATCCCAACTTAATTATCAAGTTCGACAAGACGGAGGCATGGCTATGTGACAATGACGGGAAAAGGGAACGTGTCATAGGGTTTTGCCGTTCACTAGGTGGAACGACAAAGATGAAAATTGAATCATTCCCAAATGTACGCTGGGGGATGTTTGATGAATATATGTTACTTCCTCAAAATTTTAGGGAGTACGTCACAGGGTGGAATGAGCCGAATCTACTTCTTAATCAGTACGACACGATTGACAGGGCGGAAAACAGGTACATATTGTTTTGCTTTGGGAATAACACGGCGTTCTTTAATCCTTACCATATGCACCCGGCATTCAACATCCCGGAATGCAAGGAAGGGGAAATCTGGACTTCTAAGAATGTGCTCTTCCAGAGGGCGAAAATGTCTGTTGAGCTTAAGAAAGAGATAGAAGAGTCGGACTTTGGATTGATGGTTGAGGGAACGAAATACGGGGATTACGCGATACAAGGTGAGTATATTGGGGATGAACCGGATTTCATTGCGGACAGGCCGAATAAATGTGTGTTTGTGTTCTCGTTTCGGTATGATGATGAATTGTATGGGGTTTGGCATGAGCCGAAAACCGGGAGGCTGTTCGTATCACAGAAATTGAATAAGCAGAAACTGCCGATATTTGCAGTGGATACGCCGTTTGTCCGGCAAGGGGAGATTCGGGCTAGGAGAGAGCACTCCACTATGAAATGGTTTGGGAAGAGGCTGAATGCTTCACTTGTGTATTATGAGACAATGGAAATTAAGATGAAAACCATAGAGGCGTTTAGGAAGGTGATTTTCTAATGGAGAATGAATTGGATATTGGGACGGTGGAGATTGCATTGGCGAATTTGAAAAGCGCCATGCGGGTGAAATGGGATATTGATTGCAGTGTAGCGCACAGAGTCAAAGAGATGTTAAATGATATCAGTCTGTATGCGAAAATCACTGCAATGAATATAGATACTGATACAGGGCAAGGGAGGGATGATAGATATGCGTGTTTAGAGATTAAACCAGATAGAGTATAAGTGAGTCCATTTGCACGGCCTGTAAATCGTACATTGACAACTGAATATTGATAACTGAAAACATAACGAATAATATTGAAATGTGCACTTAAACTGGTAACGCTACATATCTACAATAAGTATTTAAAACACATAGCCATTAATGACCGTCCGGATTGGGCGGTCATTTTAGTTTACGTAAGATTCTGTCTAGCCAACTAGACAGTAGGGTGATAAAATAGCCTAAAGGTGAGGGCAGGAACGGAGAGTGAGGTAGACGACAGAGTGACTTACCAGGGTGAACGCTTTATGTTTGAGAATATCCTTATGGGTCTGTCTG